CTTCAAGAAAAACTTAAAAATTTTATTTGATTTTTTTGGCAAAAACCTGTCGAGTTCCCATTTGACTTTTAGAAGGCAAGGACAGTCTTCAAAAAAATCAAAGGAGGACCTAACTATGGTTGACGATGTTCAAGAAGCTAGAGATGAACCCGTAGTAAGCAAAGTTGATATTTTTGATTCTTTATTAACAATCAGCTTTCTTACTAAGGCTCTAGCAGAAGAAGTAATGCTCCTAGAAGGAGATGTAAAAGAAGGAGGTGAGAAAGATGGCTCAAAGGGCACATTCGATCTTGGCTCCAAGTAGCAAAGAGTGGTTCTATTGTGGATACGCTACTAAATTCCTAGCAACTAAAACTGAAGAGACTACAGAAGCGAGTGAGTTTGGAAGCGAATGCCACCTATTAGCAGAACACTACATCAGACAAAGCTTAAAACTTGAAGATTATGAATCTGGCAATAAAAAGACAACAGATGAAATAAAAGCAGGTCTTAAGCACTATTCAGAAGAAATGGAGCGATTAGCAAATGGCTACGCTAACTATGTAATCAGCACAGTTGATTATGAAGCAAAGCGTACGGGCAAGCAGCCAGTTGTACTAATTGAGCAGCTTCTAGAAATGGACTATGCACCAGATACACATGGCACTCTGGATTGCGGAATTATTGCAGGCGATACGCTCACGATTATTGACAACAAGACTGGATTTATCAAAGTCACACCTTTTGATGAAACACTCAATGAACTAAACAGTCAGCTTGGGATTTATGGGCTATATGCGTACAAATGCTATAAGGACTTTTATCCAATTAATAATATCCGATTGGTAATTTATCAAGAACGAATTCACAACGTTTCAGAGTATTCCATCACTTCAGAGGAACTTGAAAAATGGGAAAAAGAAAGACTTATCCCAGCAGTAAAAGAAGCATTAAGTGATGATCCAAAAGCCAATAGCGGTGTTTGGTGCAGATTCTGTCCTGGACGTAATAGCTGCAGAAAAAGAGCTGAAGATACACTTCAAGTGGTCAAAGAAATGAAAAAACCTGAATTCATGACCGATGATGAAATTGAAGCTATTTTAACAAAGCTTGACAGCATAGCCACTTACATTGATGACATTAGAGAGTATTGCTTGAAAAAGGCTATAGAAGGCAAAAAGTGGAAAGGTTACAAGATTGTTGAATCGGTTACTAAACGCAAAATCAGTGACGAAGATGTCGTTGCAAAAATCCTATCTGATAACGGCTACAATCCATTCGCACCTAAGAAATTAATGCCAATTAGCGAACTACAAAAGATGCTCGGAAAAACACAATTTAATGACTTAGTCGGAGGCTACATCATAAAGCCAAAAGGACAAGCAGTACTAGCTCCTGAATCTGACGCTAGAGAAGAAATGATAATCAATAAGGAGATGAAATAAGTATGTTAAACATCGTTAGTGGTGTTGAGAAGACACCGATTAAATTTTGTATTTACGGTGCAGAGGGTGTTGGTAAGACATCTTTAGCATCAAAAATGCCTGATCCACTTTTCTTAGATACAGAAGGTGGAACATCAAGATTAAATGTCAGACGCATCAAAATCTCAAGCTGGGAAGAGTTAATCGCAACAGTTAAAGAGGTTATTGATAATCCAGAAGTTTGTAAAACCCTAGTGGTAGATACAGCAGACTGGGCTGAAAGTTTATGCAATGACTACATTTGTAACAAGTATCGCAAAGCCAATATTGAGGACTTCGGATTCGGGAAAGGTTACACCTACCTTGCAGAAGAATTCTCTACCTTACTACAACTATTATCCAAGCTTATTGAAGTGGGAATTAATCCAGTAGTTATTGCTCATGGAAAGCCACGTAAATATGAGCTTCCAGAAGAACAAGGGCAATTCGACAGATGGGAAATGAAACTTACAAAACAATGTGCTCCATTAGTCAAAGAATGGTGTGACGTCTTACTTTTCTGTAATTATAAAACCTTTGTTATCACCACTGAAAATAACACAAAGAAAGCAAGTGGTGGTAAGCGAGTAATGTATACCACTCATAACCCTTGCTGGGACGCAAAAAATCGCTTCAGTTTGGCTGATGAACTAGACTTGGCTTTCAGTTCGATATCTCATTTATTTGAGGACGTGTCGCCTAAAACGGGCCAACCTGAGCCTACAAAAGAGACAATACGACCTAACATTGAAAAGTTAAAAAACATGATTCAAGAAGCAGGTATTACTGAAGAAGATATCAAAGTAATCGTGGCAAATAAAGGTCATTATGCTCTTGATGCTGATATCTCGACTTATTCAGAGGACTTCATTACCAGATGGATAATTCCAAACTGGACAAAAATTATTCAAACAATCACTAAAAATAACGGAGGAATGTAAAAATGGCTGAAATTAATAATAACCAAAACATGATGTTGGATTGGAACGACTCCATTGAAAATGATGGACAAGAGTTCGTTCTGTTACCCGAAGGTGACTACAACTTCGTAGTTACAAATTTTGAAAGAGGAAGATTTCCTGGTGGAGCTAAAGTTCCAGCGTGTAACAAAGCTGCAATCACTGTTCAAGTAAATGCACCCGAAGGTGTATCAATTGTTAAGTTTGATTTATTGCTTTATCGCTCACTAGAATGGCGTATTTCTGGGTTCTTCCGTAGCATCGGGCAAAAGAAACATGGTGAAAAATTAACTATGGATTGGAATAAAGTTATCGGTTCAAAAGGACGTGCTCATTTCAAGCAAAGAACATACGTTAATCAATCTGGGGAAGAAAAGACAATCAATGATCTTGATCGTTTCATCGATTATGATCCTAAGTTTTTTATGGTTGAAATCAGCGATGATGATCTTCCATTTTAGGGGGTAATCTATGGAATTAAGACCGTATCAAAATGAAGCTGTAAGTGCAATTTTTAATCAATGGAATAACGGATTCAAGAATACATTACTTGTTTTACCAACGGGGACAGGTAAGACGGTCGTTTTCTCAAAGGTTGTTGAAGAAGAAGTCAAAGATGGTAGCAAGGCATTAATTCTTGCCCATCGTGGTGAACTTCTCGACCAAGCATCGGACAAGTTAAAGGTAGCTAGTGGGTTAGATTCTGCTTTAGAAAAGGCAGAGTCTACTTCCATCGGCTCACCGCTTGATGTCACAGTTGCATCGGTTCAAACATTATCTCAAGAAAAACGACTAGCCAAATTTCCAAGAGATTACTTCAAAACAATCGTGGTGGATGAAGCACATCATTCGATGTCAGAAACTTACCGCAAGAGTATTAGGTGTAACAGCTACACCAGACAGAGCAGATCAAAAAAATCTAGGACAATTTTTCAATAGCAAGGCTTATGAATATTCAATGCATCAAGCAGTAAGAGATGGCTATTTATGCCCTGTTAGAGCACAGATGATACCACTTGAACTTGATATCAATAGCGTAGGAATTTCTAACGGTGATTATGCTGTCGGTGAAATTGGTGGTGCATTAGAACCTTACTTAAATAAAATTGCAATCGAAATGGTCAACTACTGCAAAGGTCGAAAGACAGTCGTATTTTTACCTTTGGTAAAGACCTCACAAAAGTTCTGTGATTTGATTAATGTTCATGGATTAAAAGCAGTCGAAGTTAATGGAAACTCACCTGATAGAGACGAAATATTAAAAGACTTTGAAAATGGTGAGTACGATGTTCTTTGCAACTCAATGCTGCTTACTGAAGGCTGGGATTGTCCATCGGTAGACACAATAGTAGTTTTAAGACCTACAAAGATTAGAAGCTTATATCAACAAATGGTCGGTAGAGGTATGAGACTTAGTCCTGGTAAGAAGGAACTCTTATTACTAGATTTCCTATGGATGACAGAGCGTCATGACTTGTGTAGACCTTCAGCTCTTATTTCAAAAGATGAAAGCATCGCAAAACGTATCGATAAATTGGTTATGGATACAGGCTGTGGCATTGACATACTAGAAGCAGAAAGCCGAGCTGAAAATGATGTTATTCAAGAACGTGAAGCTGCACTTGCTCGTGAACTAGCTGCTATGAAGAAGCGTCAAAGAAAATATGTCGATCCGCTTGAATATGCACTTTCTATTTCAGCAGAAGACTTAGTTAATTATGAACCAACATTTACTTGGGAAATGGGACCTGTTACTGAAAAACAAAAATCATATCTTGAGAGAATGGGTATTTTAACAGACACAATTTCCTGCTGCGGTCATGCAAGCTCAATTATTGAAAAGTTAAGAGCAAGACAAGACGAGCATTTAGCAACTCCAAAACAAATCAGATTACTTGAAAAGTATGGATTCTATCATGTCGAACATGGGACTTCGATAGTGCAAGTAAGATGATTACTAGAATTTCAAATAATAGCTGG